TTAATGCCTTCCTTACCAATATAAAATGAATCAGAAGACTCTCCTTTAACATTCTTACCGGATCGGATGGCCTCATCTATTTGATCGTTTCGAATTTGAATAGCCTGTTGATCTTCAAGCCACCATTCCTCTTTGATCTTCATTAGATAAGCATACTGTGGACCACCACTTTCATTTTTACCCACAAGAAACCTAACCTTATCTCCAAGATCAGTATTCCTAGAAGTAACATGAGGAGCAGTTTTACCCACTTCATCGGGTGTAACAAATGTCCACCCACCTGCTATTGCATCTTCAATTCTTGATCCATCATCATTAAAGATGTGTAAATGAAAACCAGGAATTGACTTTGTGACACTTAGTTTCTGCGTGGTTCCAGCAAAACTATTACGACGACGAGAAGTGCCAGTTCGATCACTATCCTCACGAGCAGTTTGCTTATGAGAATGTCGTTCTTCTTCTCCACGATTGTTTTGTTCTGAAATCTCTTTCTCAGGTTTGTCAGCTACCAAGTACCCAAGGTCTTGTGCTTGCTTTGCTTCTTTGCTAGTCATAATATTTGTCCCATTATCTAATTCATTTTGCTTCTTTGAGATTGCTTTAATTCGTTTTTCCGCTGGTGTCAAGGCTCTAGGCATATCAATCGTCCCATTCATAATTCTTCAGATAGTCATTAACATCTTTAACCATTCCGGTTTTTACGAATCTATCACAGGCTTCTTTAGCCACTGGAGGGAGATTTTCATATGTATGTTTTTTACCTTTTGTAGAGCTACCACCTGGGGTACTTCCCTCTACAGGATTTGGCCTTTCTCGATTTGATTTTCCAAACTTGTTAGGGAATTCTTCTTTAAGAGCTTCATCCAATTTATCAAGGAATTTCTTTCCATGAAGACCTGGATTACGTTGTGCAAGTAAAGCTCCAATAGTATTTGTTCGTGCAGACATTTCTGCATCTTTACCAAACCAGTCATTACGATCAATCCATTCTTGCAACTCAGGATCGAGGGCTTGAGGAGCAGGATCAGGGTCTTTCTTCTCTTCTACTTTAGTTGCTTTAGCTTCCTTGAGAGCATCCTTAGTATCAGCCAACTGCTCATCAATTTCAACAACCAAATCATGATCGTCTTCTTTAAGCGCATCTTTCTTGGCTTGTTTCAAAGCATCAATCTTGTCTTCATACTTTTGAATTTTGAGTTCAAATTGTTCTTTCTGAAACTCATTAAATTCTTTTGCTGCCTTCTTTACTTCTTCTAGATCAGCTTTGGTTTTGTTAAGTTCATTAAGAAGTCGTTCATTGTTCTTACGAAGAATTGGATTGATCTCACGACCACGTTTTACAAATGCTTCTGCATCCACCCAATCATCTTCATTACCACGAAACTCTTCTTTCTCAACCCAACCCATTACACGGGCTTCTGATTCAAATTCTTGTGTTTGCTCACTCATAGTTGTACTCTCTCAATAAGGATTTCTTCCGGTTCTTCCAACAAAGCAATTACATCCAAATCATTAATGATTCGATATTGCTTTTCATCTTTTCCTTGAGCAATTAGGCCAGCATATTTACCAAACATAATCATATCGCCTGGTCTAACCCAATCACCAACTGCCTGATCTTTCCAGCAAGTTTCTCCAACTTCAACTACCACTCCCATGATTTGGGACATCTGTTCTCTATCTTTACCGGAACCAATTGCAATAATAATTCCGCCTTTACTTACTTCTTCCACATCTTGTGGTTCAATCAAAAGACGATGACCCAGTGGATGAATTCCTGACTTATTTTCCATGTTCACTCCTGATTACTTCAACTAGGTCTTCATACTTCATCTCAAGAATATCTTGCACTGCTTCAGCCTTGCCTATAATAGATGTAGGATCAGAGTACAAATTTCTGATAAGACCTTCTTTCATTGCTTCTCTTTCTATCTTCAATGCTGATAAAAACTTTTGTGTAACAGCATTTTCTTTCCATTCCTGAAACTCAATTTCTGTTATCATTTCACTTGTTCATTTCCTTGAGGTTGTGTTGGTGGAGTTTCTACTCCTTGTTGTGGTTGTTGTTCTGTCTCTACTACAAGGTCTTTCATCATTTCTAAAGCCTTGAATAAACTATCTTGATTTGACTTCTCTGCTGCTATCTGTGCATTGATTAAAGCAATCATATGGCCTGTCTGTTCTCCCTGGGCTTGAGACAATTCCATAGCTGCTTTAGCTTCCAGTTCCTTGATGCGAGCCTGATTAACTTGCATATCTGCCTGAAGCTTAGCCATTGCCAGTTTGAGTTTACCTTGTTCAATCTGACCTTTAGCTTGGGCTTTGATTTGCTCAACTTGCACTTTAGGATTAGGAGCAGGTTGGATAGCATTTGGTCCTTGAGGATCGGGAAGAAGTTGATCTATATTACCAACCTTCCATGCTTCTAACACCCGTTTATTAACTTGATATAAATTAAATCCAGGGGAGCCATGAGCAACTTGTGAAATTGCATTTGCTTGTGCAATCTTGGCTGACTCGGAAATAATCATTGGATCAGCACTAGGAAGAATAACTTTTGGTGAACTTTTATAATCTTCTACCAAAATCTTCTGAGTGTTAAAATCACCATAAACAAACTCTTTATCTGAATCATCAAGATAGAGTTTATTAAGTCTGAACCATTTCCTGAATTCTTCCTTAAGAGCACGATATGTACGTTTATAGATTCCACTAAGAATCTTCTGTCCTTGCTCAGCCATTGTTCGTGAAGTCTCTGCCGGAGTATTTTGTCCCGGATTCTCTCCTACTAGAACATCTACAGCTCCACCAATACGCTCACCATAGTTGATTAGCAATTGTAACAAAGTAAATAAAACATTGCTTGGCTCACGAACAGGAAGAGGGAATATACCCTTCCTCAAATCATCACCAGTTGAGTCTACCTGTTTCCACTCCAGAGGAGCGAATGAATTGTTTCCTCCACGAATTTTAACACCACGACTCAGGAATCCTCCTGCTGTAGTAGCCATTGTACCCGCATCTGTAAGTTGATTAATAATTGTATTAATCGACTCATTAAGTGGCCCAAGAAGAGACCCCCACCCCAAATCATAAAAACCACCGTCAGGACTAGGGATAAAAGGAAATTTAGTAAAATAATGTTCAGGTTCAATATATGCGATTTTTCCATTTACTCTTGTAATAGAATCCTCAAAAAATCTAGCTACAATTCGTAAAACTTGTCTATTATCTTCCCTAAAGAAAACTATATAAGGTTCAGCATAACCATCACCATCAAGGTCAAGATAGCGATGTTGTTCCATAATTTTATAAGGAGCTTGACTATCATTCGCAGGTTGATTGACACCTTGAGCTTTATCCCGTGCTTGAGTTAGTTTATCTTCTTCTTTCGGCTGTGGGATTCTCTCCAGATCAGTCTCAAGAAACAGACCTCGAACAATTCTTTCCTGCATTTTATTTCTGGAGAATTCCAGAACATGAGTAATACGAGAGGCTGTCTTTAAGTCTTTAGCATAGTAGTTCACTACCAGATCATTTGCTGGAATGAACTCACTTATATTTCTTTTCTTTAAAGAATCAAAATATGTCTTTTTAAAGGCACAACCAATAATAGATTGTGTAATTAAAACCTTATCCATATTTTCTTCCCAATCCTCATCTTCTTCAAGGATTTGGTAAGACATATGATTTTCAATTCGTTTTCCTCTAGCAGCCAGAACTCCATCCTTATCCTCACTCCAGATTTTAACCTTGACAATATTTTCACTATTAATTAAAGCAGGATATACTCTGGAGTGATATTGCAAGGCACTGATAGTGACGAGAGGAAATTTGATGTTGGAAGCATTAGGCCACGGAAAAGTTTTATCTTCCATAACCTGGAGAGCCAACTTCATAGCTGATTCCATTCTCTCTTCCCAATCCACACGGGATTGTTTATCATTCTGATAGTCTTTCCAGCAGGTGTTACCAATGCTGGTCAAGATTTCTTCATCTAGTCTCTTGGCAATGTTAACCTCAGTCAGAAGTGTTTTTAGAGGAAGTTTTGTATCTTTAAGATCAAGCAAAATTAATATCCTGTAATGGCACTTCTACCCATTGGTTCTTCTTTACGAAACTCATTATATTCTTCTTCTTCAAGTTCTTCTGCTGTGGAAGCATCCTGTATTTGATCCAGAACTAAACCAATCCAGGCTAGAGCATCAACCTGGTCATCATGTTTGGACCGTGGGAAGCGAACCATCTCGTCTTCCAAATTCATATACCACTCGGCTTTTTTATCAAACCGAACTCCACCTGCACGAAGCCGTGCTTGGAAAGCTCTGGCCCTGGAAACTTTATCCTTGGTTGGAGTCATTGGATAGAGGTTAATAAACTCCCCTCTCTTCAACATCTCCGCATTAAGGGAAGGACCAAGGGATTTCTGTATTGCCCCTTTTTCTGTTACGAACAGATCAGGATGATAAGAAGACTGCACTGAAAACATTTCTTCTATGATTTCCAGAGCATCCCATCGTCCCCTACGAATATCTTCAACGTGGAGTTTGCCCACTTCATCCACACCAGCAATTGCAATTACAGTGTAATCACTTCTGGCTTCTCTAGATATGGCAAAGTCACAAGCAGCATAATACCTCTTATTACTC